TCAGAACGCCAATTCGGCGCCCACCTCCAGGTACTCGATCTTCTTTTCGTCGTGCCCCTCCTGATAGTGCTTCGTCATCTTCTCGTCCGCATGCCCCATCAACGCCTGAATGTACTCCTGCGGGAAATCCTGCTGTTCGTACAGCCATGCCCCTAAAGCGCGGATCTCGTGAAAAGTGGGGCGCTCGCCGGCCGGAACATGGTCGTAGGCGTGTGCAGCATCTCGGGCCTTGCTGAACTCTTTGGTCAAATAGTCCGGGGTCACCGATGTCCAGTGGTCCTTTGCGTCGATCTGTTCTCGCCGCCTGGCCTTCGGCTTGTAGTGGATAAGGTACGGCGACACCAGCGGAGACCGCAGGCACTCACCGACAACCTCACGCAGCGCCGCTCCCATGGTGATTTTTAAGTGAACCGGATTGTCATAGCCCTGGGTTTTCCCGGGCGACACAGTCAGCGTGTTCTTGTCCATGTCGACGGCCGACTTCAGCCAGGTCACGATGTCCTCGCGGCGCTGAAGACTGGCCAGTGCCAGGCGAATGGCACGCTTCAGCCAAGGCGGCGTAGTCGCGGCGTCGATGATCGTCTTCAGTCCGTCGAGCGTGTGCCGCTGGCGCTTCTTCTCCGCTTCTTTTTTTACAAGGGTCAGCTCGGCGTTGTTGCGCTCGGCCAGGCCCTTGGCAACGGCGAAGGCGAAGATCTGAACCCACAACCCGCGATGCTTTGTGTAGGCGTTGTTGCTGAACTGGTCGAGGTATTCGGCCATTGCCAGCACGTCCATCTGCCCAATCAGCCGATCGCCAAGATCCTGTCGGTACCGCTCAAGCTTGAATTTGATTTCTTCCAGGGTGCGGGCGGCGTAGGTTTTTTCTGGCAACCATTCCTCTTCAAAGCGTTTCAGTAGATTGCTCACGATCGGCAGTCGGTCCCCGGTCAGAAGGGCCAGCAACGAACCGTCATCAACCACCAGTTCCGCGAACTTCAGATTGGCAGCCCGGGCCAGTTTGATCGCCTCCTCCAATGGGCGGTTGATGCTGGTCATCACACCGGTGACGGGGTTGCGGTACCGCCAATACTTCCCGTTTGGGTAAAGGTTCGGCGGCAACTTTCTGTTTTGAAGCGTGCGTGGCCGGGCAGCCATCAGCCTATCTCCAACATCTTGGCCAGCAGTGGGTCGCTCGAACCCATTACTGCTGCCTGAACGTCGACGAAATACATCCCGCCTTTTACCTCTCCAATCACTTCGCCTTCCTCAATCCATTTTTTCAACTGTTGCAGGCTGGGTTTCCCGCCGACGTACCGCAGCTTTCTGTATTCGCCTGCCTCCATGAGGCGCGGCAACTTGACCGTAATTTGGGCCAGGACTTTTGCCATGATGATGCTCCGCGCCGCGTGGCGGCAGAAAGTAGGGAGTTAGTTGGTCGGCGTCGCCGTGAAGTCTTGGCCGAGCTTCCACGCTATGTAGCAACGGGTCAGCGCTGCCGGTGCCAAGCCCGAAAAGCCCACATGTCCAAAGCCTTTGGCTTCGAACTGCGCGCCATGCGCAAATAGGGTCAGGATGCCGGCCCCTGACATCTCGTGAATGAGGATGGCGGCGTCACCCAGGTGCGAGTCGGGGCGAAACGGAAATGGCTCGCCGCCTGGGCCGGTGTCCCTGTACAAGCAGGGCCCCGAGGCGTACAGCTTGATTTGTTTTCTTTCTTCAATGCCCTGGGCGCGGGCAGCCCAGAGAGCCAGGTCGGCGCCTTGTAAGTCTTGGATGGATGATTTCTCAGGCATAACGAATCCTCGCCCGCCGTACACCGGCAGGCTGGTAGGTGGAAGAGGGATTACTTGCGGCGCTGAAATTCAGTGCAGCGGACGATCACGGTCTGAGCGTCCCGGGCGAGCGCCGGCATTGTGTTGAAGGGGAGGTGACTGCAGTTGCGGTGGGCATGGACGCAGGTCCGACACATGCCTCCTTTCGGCTGGTGGGTCATGGCTTCCAACCCTTGCCGACGCGAAAAACCATCATCAGGTTGTGATGGAGAGGCACTTTGAGCACGTTGTCGAAAAACTCGCCCTTTCCAGAGATGAAGCCCGTAGGCACCTTGCTTCCTGCGATCCCGAATTCTCGCCAGCATTCCTCGCCGCCGTTCTCGTCCCAGTAAGCGCGTTCGCGTTTCGGAATCTCATCGTAGGTTTTTGTGAACATGGAGTGATCCGGAATATCGCAGATCCGGCGCCATGCGGGATGGCGCTTGCACCAGTTGGCGGCATGCTGAGAAGCTTGCTCGGCAGAGTAAAATTCTTTGGTGAGTTGTTCTGTCATCACCGCGACCCCTTGTAGCAGTACACGTAGGCGAACCAGGCGAGGGCGATCATGGCGTCACCTTGATGTCGACATCGTCATGAATCCACTCGATGTCGAGCAGGTCCTCTTCATCGATCTGCGCACCGCGCAAGTCGTCGCTGGCCAGCAGTTCCTCAACGTCATCATCGGACGCATCCTCGATCACCTTGCGGAAGTTCACGACCGCTTTCCCGGTCAGCACAATTGTTTTGCTCATGGCGCCACCTGCTTGAATGAGATTGACCAGACCCAGGGGTTGGCGTCCCAGTTGCCGCCGGTTGAGTTCCAGAGATTGGCGAACGCCCAGCGTGGCGCGCCCAGGCATTGTTCATGGCTGGTGGTCTTGTCCCACATCCAGCCATCGCGCTGCGGGTGGTGCGTATCGGGGTACTCGCATGCTGTTGCGTCACGCCAACCGAGGCCTCCGTGTCCGCATTTGCGGCCGTAGTCGGTGAAAAAACATCCCTCGGCGATCGCCTGCTCATCGCTGATGTCCTGCAACCGCTCGACCCGGACGTCGGTGATTTCCAGCAAGATGCGGCTGTCACGGCGGAACATGTGGATGGCAGGAGTCCACCTTTTAACCTGGCAGTGAGCGCCATCATCGGTGTCGGCGCGGTAGGTCATGCGGCAGCCGATATCGGCATGGGTTTCGCGCACCCATAGCCGGTCGCCGGGCTTTCCGTATGGGAACTTGCATCCAGTCTCGCCATCACGCCACCAAGCGCCAAATATCTCTGGTCCGGCCTCTTGGCAGCCATGACGATTGGTGACTGCCACGTTGTACGATTCGACTGTGATGGTTGCATCAGCGTCTGGCTGGAGCTTCATCACCCGCCGCGTGACCGTCTTCCGGCCTTCCAGGATGGCGCGCACCATCGAGGCCGAGAACAGGATCGGCCGTTCTTTTATCTGAGTCATGGTTGCACCTCGCGGCACGCCCACTGCACATATGGGCCGTCTTCGGTGTCGAAAATTCCGAGTAAGAACCACTCGTTCGCCGGCGGCGTTTCGGGCTCCCATCCGAGGCAGTGGCAGGCGTCATCATCCCAATAAGGATGGGCTTCCAAGTCCGACTCCATGTGCCAGCCGACCACTTTGAGGTGCTGGCCATCGAGCCACGCTTTGTAGGCTTCGTGGTCTTCGTCGAATTCTGGGATGCCTGGGTGGTACCAGTACCCGTCCTCGTCGCGCACAACCTCGACGGGGCCAATCAACTTTTCTTCAGGCATGACTTCGTCCTTGCCGCTATAGCGGCTGACTTTGAAGGGGGAGGGATTTACTACAGTCCGGTCAGATATTCTTTGATCAGGTCGGCGACGCACTCGACGGTGAGCAGGGTGTCGGAGTCGGGGAATTCCTCGGCCAGCCTGGTCACAAGTTTTTCTGCCACCAGGGTGGGGTTTTCGGCACGTGGGTCAGGCTTGCACCAGAATGCGATGATCTTTCGGCCGTCCCCTTTGAAATCAGACAGGAACCGACCTTCTACCCGTTCATTTGACATGCTCAGGTGAACGGCGGCGACTTGTTTCCCGTCCTTGAAGTCCGGGATTCGGTGCATCGCCCATGGCTCAAGATCCTGATCGAGCGTCAATAGTTGATGTACGAGCTGGCGCACCGTCTTCGGTGCTCCCCATGTCACGGGGTCAGCGGTGATCGGCACGGTCAGCTCATCAATCCGCTGATCCGCTGCGTTCAGTCGCAGCTGCAGGGCGTCACGCTCGGCTTTCATGCGATCGAAGGTCACGCCCAGCACGTACTGCACCGGCTGGTGTCCGCATTCGCAATCCGGCCAAGGGTTGTCCTCTGCCCAGGTCCTGCCGTCACCGGTATCAGCCTCGCAGGCCGGACCGAGGTAAATCACTTTTGGCTCGCTCACTTTGAAAGACCTCTTCAATTGTCCGTACCCGTGTAGGTGCGCCAAGGGACCTTGACGCCGTTAAACTCGGCCGCACTCGGCAACTCTTCCAGGCAAGCGAAGATCGGCATACCAAGCTCGCGCGCCCGGTGGACTTCACCTAGGGTGCCGGCGCTGTATCGCCAGCCATTGATCAACACCACCGCATCACAGCGCTCCATCAGCGCCAGGGTGCCGTCGAGGAAGAACTGGTCCTGATCAGGCAGGTCATCGTCGAAGTGCGCCGTGTTCGTGTGCGGGCAAATCGGGAACCAGCCGAGGCGGGCGGTGCTGACCGCGACTGACCTGGCCACCGCGATGTTTTCCGCGATCAGTTCACGGGTCGCAGCCCGGTAAGGGCCGGCCACGTAGATGACTGGGATTTTGTTTTCTGTGGGCATGGGGCGTCCTATGCCGGGGCATACCCGGGCTGTGGATAAGTTTTGTTCGGTGAAAAAAACACTCTTTTGAGGGGGTTTCGAAAGTCGTGACGTAAATATCTGGGCTTCAACCAAACCAGAGATCTACAAAATGAAGCGAGTTGTTGAAGACCTGTTGTTCCAAATACTGATCGACCAGGTGATGACGCAGATCTACCACCTGATCGCCTGGCTCAATGCAATGCCTTGGGAGGTTTGGTTTGCATGAGTTAGGCCGCGAGTCGCTGGTAAAGCTCGATGATGTCGGCGGCGTTTGCGGCGACCAGTGCTTCGGCTTCATCCGGACAGACACTGTTGCCGATCAGCCGCACCTGGTCGGTCTTGTTGATGTCCCGCCACTCTTCGGCGCCGGTCACCGGATCGACGAACAGGCCGCGATCGATGATGTAGCTTTTGTCGAAGCCCTGCGCAGCCTTCAACTCAGGCGGTTGGAGCATGCGCAGGGTGATGTCCACCAGCACATAGCCACCGACCACGACCATCCCGGCCGGGTCCTTGAAGTGCTCCGGCAGGTATTCGTGCATGAAGGCGGCGCAGCGTCGGGCTCCTTCCATCTGCTCAGGCGTCAGCGTGTCCGGAACTTGCACAACTTCGACCAGCGCAACACGATCCTTCGTTGGCAGGGTGTGCATCGGCTCAGTGAGCGAAATGCCGTCCTTCTCGTTGCCGTAGTACTTCACCAGGTAGGCGTTCACCAGACGCTGGTTGGCGCCCGACTGGCAGATGGTTGAGATGGGGTCGTAGGCCGAACGGCCATCACCTTTGTAGTAGCCTCCGTTCGCCTGTTCGAAGAACGCGGCAACGATGCCGTGACGTGCTGCACCGGCCAGCACCGTTTGCGTTGGCTCGGCGGGCGAGCTGCCCGCAGCGTTCTGGCCGAAAGCCGTCATGTGTGCGGCGACCATGGCGAAGTGGCCGCCTTTGACCTGGGCGACCTGCGTGCGCAGCGGCTCCTGCACATCGAAGTTGCGTTGCGATGAACCGTTGGCGCACTCCGTGAGGAATGGCGCTGTCACCGGCTGCACCAGTGCGTGATGCGTGCCGCCGGCGCTGATGGTGGAGAGTGCTTCGTCCGTGCCGTGGGTGCTAGTGTGTGATTCCGAGGTGCCGCGCATCGGGACAATAAACGGCTTCGCGCTGGTCAGCACATGTCGCCAGCAGCCCTTGGCCACGCGGCGCATGGTGTTCTCTGCCATTGGCTTGTCGCGGAAAATGGTTCGACCCAGGTTGCTCCAGTCGATGCACTCCGCAGCGGTGCGCCAGGGCAGTTGCTTGGCGGCAGGATATTTGTGGCGCTTCGGCGCTGGCCAGACGATAGGCTTGCCGTCGCTGCGGGCTACCAAATACAACCGCTTGCGGATGGTAGGGGCGTTGGCGTTGGCAGCGATACGTTCACGCCATTCGACGTTGTAGCCCAAACCCCGCACCAGAGCCTCCGCCGGAACGAACTCGCCGATCGACTCTAGAATCTCCGGCATGTCAGGGTGATCTGCAGGGAGCCCGGTGCTGAGGGCTGCAATGAACGACTTGAAGGTGCGGCCGCGCTCGGCCTTGATTGGCTGGCCTTCCTCGTCAATTGGCCCCCAGTCGCAAAACTCTTCGACGTTCTCCAGGAACATCAAGCGCGGTCGGGTGGCATGAGCCCAGCGCACAACAACCCAGGCCAAGCCACGTACTCCGCGATCGCGCGGGGCACCACCTTTGGCTTTGCTGTGGTGTCGGCAGTCGGGGGATGCCCAGAGGATGCCAACAGGCTGGCCACCGGTGGCAAGTACCGGGTCAACCTCGAACACATCGGCAACATAGTGCGCCGTTTGTGGGTGGTTGGCGCGGTGCACTGCCAGGGCGATCGGGTTGTGGTTTACCGCGACATCCGGTTCCCGGTATGCCCGGGCGATGCCGGTGCTGGCGCCACCGCCGCCGGCGAACAGATCCACCACCAGCTCTTTTTCGAACGGCAGGCCCATGCTTGGCTGGCCATGGATGAACTGGGGTTTCTTCTGTTGTGCGGACATAGGGGGGCCTCGCCGGGTATATTTGGCGGTTTTGGAAAAGGAGGTCGTGATGTCGGTTAAAACGGTTGTTGTTTCTTTATCAGGTGCTGCCGGTGTGATTTCCGCCGGACTTTGGATTTGGTCAGCGCTGGCGCACGTTCCATATGAGCCGAGAACGAATGAAGACGGTTCGCCTGTTGGAGTGCTAAGCGATGGCAAAACTGATTTCATACGCACTTGGAGCAAGCAATCTCGCCTCAGTGCGTGGGCCGCTATCGCCGCTGCATGTGCAGCAGGCCTTCAAGCATTTTCGCTACTCCTCAATGACTGAGGGCGCGCGCCTGCCTCGCCGGCTGGCGTGATTCGTTGAAGTGGGGTATTTGTGTTCGCCCCGGCATGGAGCCGGAAGGAGAAAATTGTGGGGAAGATGAAAGTTGAACGTCTGACGATTAGCTCAGGCTCGAGTCTGGCGACGTATGATCGAGAGAAAAGCTCTGAGGAGCTTTTTCTGGAAAATACGGATGAGCTTGATGTGTACCAAGTGACGCTTCGCGAAGGGACTTATGGGCACACCGGCGAAGTGAGGGAAGAGGGTGAGTTTGACGCCACTCTGTCCATCGGAGGCAGCTTGCATGGCCACGTACTGACCCAAATCTCAGGTCGCACTCGGGAAGGTGAGCCGGAAACAATCATCCTTACGCTGAAGGTTGAGCGCTAAGGCTCGATTATTTCGTCTTCAGGTTCGCCGGGATGCTTTGCAAAATACAGCAGCCCGGCAGCTCTCAACTGTCGCAACACCTTTTCGCTAGGCTTGTAAGGTGTCGCGACATTCCGCAGCATCCAGGCCTGCATCTCGAAGTCGGCGCCGATTAGATTTTTCAGCAACCGCTGATGAATGTCCTGCTGGTTGTTTATGCCATGGGCATCCATGACCTTTTTCAGATCGGGCTTGAACACCCCGGCCACCTCAACAGTGAACTTCTCGATGCCCAGCGCAGCTTTCTTCGCGTTTTCCTTCTCGCGCTTCCTGCGCTGCTTGATAGCTTCCGCCGTCAGTTCCTGCTGTTCCTCGGCCATGGCCTGCCTCTTCAATTCCGTGGGCCGGTAGATCCAGCCATGTCTGTCGTCGGCGCTGGCGCACCTGGTTGCTGATTCGTCTCACGGCGGGCCTGGGAACTTGATGTCGTTCTCACGGGCGATCAGCCGAGCGCGCTTGGTTTCCATGCCCATCTCTTTCGCTGCTTGGATGACGGTCTTGCCGGCGTCGGCCAGTTCCTTCAGTCGAGGCGCTTGCTTGTTGCGCCCGATCCGCAGCTTGTTGCTGTGGGAGGTGCCGAACATGGCGTCCTTTTCACCGCTGACGCCAGCGGCGACTTCTTCCACCGCCCGACCTTTGCCGAAGTACTGATCCAACTGCTGGTTCAGGTTCGCGATGATCGAGTCTCGCGGGTTGGGCATAGGCACGCCGATCATTGCTGCGCTCCGAAGTAGGCGAACACAACAAGCATCACGGCGACGCCGATGGTCCAGCGCAGAAGAATTCGTCCGAAGCGGCTGGTGGTGACCCGGACCTCTTCGAAGAAGTCGGCATTCTTCTCGAGCTGCTTTGCGTACTCGCAGGCCATGCCGTGACCGTCACGGGCACCGCGAGAAAGGCCGGTGGAGCGTTCGATCACGTCGAACTTGTTCTTTCCGATCGGCACGACGTTGAAGCGAGGTGCACGCACTGGCTCTTCGCGACCGATCATCTTGTACATCTCCGAGGTGGACAGTGAAACGCGCTCCCGCAACACCTGCAGGACCGCTTGGTTTTGGCGAATGGTCTGGTTCATGACGATTCCTTATGGTGGGTTGCGGATATTCGTCAGCACTCGGCCGGTCTGCTGGTTGCCGTTGGGCGCAGGGGAGAGTGCTGACGGATAAAGGCAGGCGTAAAAAAGCCCGATCGGAACCGGGCTTTACCACTTATGTAACGGGCCTACTGAGCCATGAGGGCCGGGTAGGTAGCTGAAGTTCACATGGCTGCCAATCCTCCGTGCGGGGTTGCAACTGCGGCGACATGCTCTGGCAGTTGGTGGTGCAGATGGCAGGACAGGCGAACCGTTCCTGCTCCCGGCGTTATCACCTCGTCGCGCTTTCAGCTCTACAGCCGCGATCAGGTATCCGGGGACGAATTTGCAATTCCCGCGCTCGGCGGTTCATCTGCGATGCAGGTGGCCGGTATAAGCCGGGGTTTCGTCCGCATCGGGGTGTGATCGGAACACCAGGGCGCTACCCCTACTTGGTTCCCGCCGCGTTTTTAGTATTGGCCGTCTCGCTCATACCGGCTCAGGACATACACGGGTCTTTGCGATCCTAGCGCTGCAGCCCGCTTGGGCACGCTCCAATCACACCCCGATGCGGCCTGGCGCTGGGGAGTACCAGGTGCTCGGGCAGTTTTCGTCAGGCTGACGTGGCGCTGGTTGTTCAGATAACCGCAGTGAGGGTCTTCGAGCCGTCAGAGTGTTCGGTGGTGATGCTCATCCCGACGGCATGATGGCCCCCACGCTGGATGATCACGGCGCACTTGTTGTAGCGATGGTCAAACACTTCGTCGCCATCCGGCAGATGAGAGGTGCAGGTCAGAGTGGTGCAGTCCTCGCCGTCAGGGCCTTCGCCATCGTGGGCGATGTTGAAGCTGGCGAGCATCGCAATGCCGTGCTCTCTGGCGATGGCGATAATCTGCTGGATGAGTGGGCTGATCTGGCTGTCGTAAATCTCTTCTTTGTTCATGGTCACTCCTGGCGCTCCTGCTGGTTGTCATCCCGCTGCACCCTGTCGCCAAGGTGCAGAAGTGATGCTGTCCGTTTCTCTCGCTGCACGTCCGCCGGAGTCCTCTCTCTGCCCGCTGCCGCAACTGGCGTCACATCGGGTGGCTGTGCAACTTTGCGTGCTCTCATTGGGGAGCCCGGCCAGTTCCAGAGCTGGCATGGAGATCGAAATTTGTGTTTCGCGCTGTGCCCGTTGCCGGGGATCGATCCGCGAAGATTCCTGACTGTTAAAGAGCGGTGGTGCCGCAGTGGCGGTGTGTCGCTGCGATGGGTGCAATTTAGAAAACTAAACAAAATCCGTCAACACTTATTTTAAGAAAACTTAACAACTTGGCGAGATGCCGTCTCTGAGAATTGAAAAAGATCAAGCCTTACGATTTAGAAAATGCTGGCGTATGCTCCGCAATAACTGGATATGCATACAGCATTTAGGAGGCGAAAATGGCGAAGGCAAAGAAGACAGAAAAGCCGGCAGTGCGGCATGAGGTAAGCGGAATTGAGCGTCTTGGCCTGCGCGTCTCATCGATGATCAATCACCCCGTAGCGCAGATTCAGCGCTGGGTGACGATCCATCGTCTGGACACGGATGGTGACCGTGAGTGGGAGGAGGTGATGGGGCTACTAAACGAGACGGATGGCATAGACATGACGTTCAACGACGATGAGTCGGTGACGCTGAAGTGGGAGGCGAGCGCCGAAGAGGATCGGCCAGTAGAGGTTTACGAGCCGGCCGAGGAACCGGCGCCTTTCTGAAAGGCAGAAAAAAAGCCCGCTGAATGGCGGGCTTATCTGATCGAAATATTATTACTGAGTAGGCATGGCGTTCCGTGCGACCGTGATGTCATCCACAGCTAGGACGTCAGTGCGGAGAATTTTCTCCTTTTGCTCAGCCGAGTAATGAAAAATACGTATGGGACTAGAGTCGCGCAGCGAATCGAAAAGTTGATTTATTTTCTGCTGATCGAACTTCGAAAGGTCCACTCTGCCCGGAAATGTATAGTCCTGACCCGGAAGCCGAAGCGTCAACGACAGATAATCGGGATGACGCTTGATCATCTCGATGTATACATCCTCCCTTCGTTCCTGACGCGTCTTGACTGGAGGCTCCTGAGCTCGGATTTTATCGAGCTCGTCAGCATTAAAGTGCTCGCCTTGAATATCTATGGATGAGGCATCCGGTGCCCCTATAACGATAGCTCGATAACCCTCAGCGGCTCGGTCCTTTATAGCTACCGCTTCTGGCGGGAGCCTGCTTGAGGCTAGGGCGTCAGCTAGTTTGGAAACGAGCGCGGCCTGAGTTTGAGAGGTTTTGTCTGCGCTTGCCAGCTTTGCCTTTTCCAGATCGGAATGGTTCCAGCCGGAAAAAACCATATAACCAGCAAAACACAGAACTGCAACAATCAGAAGCGCAGTGACTTGTCCGCCGCTCATCTTGTTCATGGGAAGGGCCGATATAATTTTGTTGAGAGCATTATCAAGCGGGCCCTGGCCATCAGTGCTTCCTTCGGTGATGTGAAAAATAAGCTCAAGCTCAGCCTTTTCGGCTGCCGTCAGCTTAGCAAGGGATGATGAGCCGTACCTAATTTCCGTATAGGCTCGCATCAACTGCTCCTGGAACTCGATAAGGCCCAGCATCAGCTTCGGCGTCAACGTACCCTTATATCGATCGCCTTCCACCTTAACGTCGAAAATGGGCCAGCCCCTAAAGACGGGAAGCCCTGCGCCAAAATCACCAATCTGATCTAGCGCGCTTAGGAAAGATTCCGGCCCATCAACAAATACAACGTCCCTCATAGCGATCTGCTTCCTGCGAATTTTAAAGGTGCGGGGTGCTGCTCCCCAGCAGAATAATTTCAGCAATTAACCGGCCGGATTGGACGGCTCTCGATTTGCTAACAACGGGCTACGACCATAAGGCAAGGACTAAACCAGCTGCGAATTCCAGACCAGCAGTACTCGAGCTTGGATGAAGGTCTCATCAGCCCGGATAGTCTCGGGTGGGTGCCTGGTATTGTCGGAAATCATTTTGAGCCGGTCATCACCCATCCATTGAAGGCGCTTGATATACAGATGCCCCTCCCAAGAGAACATGTAGATCCCATCCCCTGAGAACTCGCGAACGCTCACGTCGACCAAGAGTGGGTCGCGGTGCTTGATCGTGGGCGCCATCGACTGGCCCCAGCCCGTCACCATCTTCAGGTGGAAATGCTCTTTGAACTCAACACCCATTTCGCGCAGGTGCCGGGGGCTGACGCGCACGTCCTGAAACATTTCGGGGTAATCGTGAGGGATCTGCCCGCCGCCCATCGCGGCCCGGACGTCGTAATGGGCAATCCACACTTCATCGCCTACAGCACCTGGGCGGTAATAGTCGAGATCGATCACACCACCGCCATCGTCGGCCTCAGCCGCCGCAAGCAAACGTTGACGCGCAGCTTCCGGTAGAGACTTCCCTTGTTTTGCGAGCATCTGCTTGACCATATCAGCGGCAGATGCGCCGGAATCCAATCGGCTTTCGGACGTGGAAACGCCTGGCGAGCCGGTGCCTTCCGATAGCCAGTCAGGCGAGCAATCAAGTGCGCGTGCCAGGGAAAGCAAGTTTTTACCCTTTGCACCGTTTGTTCCGCTCACCCAAAAGCTGACCGTGGCCTTTGACACGCCGGTCAGCTTGCTGATGTCTGTAGCGCTGAGGTTCAGCTCCCTCATGCGCGCGGTCACGCGATCTTTGAATTCCATATTTAGGATTCTAAACAATTCATTGTTTAGATAACTTGCCTTGTATTGTTAAGAACTCTAAACTCGGCGAAGACAATGGAGACAAGCCCATGACCTACGACGAAGCCCTGAAACACTTCCGCACCGGCCGCGCTATCGGGGACGCCCTTCGCGTGACTGGTAGCCGGGTATCGCAATGCCGTACAGCGGGCGGGTTTTCTTACCCAATGCAGTGCGTTCTGGAGAAGGAGTCAGGCGGCGCGCTGGTTGCTCGGCGTGAAGACGACCCGGCCCAAGCGCTCAACGACACGGCCGCCTAACTCGCTGAACAAATGATCGCTCAAGCCCTGCAAGGGCTCCACGGAAACAAATTTGAGGTTTTACGAATGGAAGATTTCTTGAGGGCTTGCCACACCACCGTCAAGGAAAGCGGGGCAGAGGAGCTGGCTGGGAAAATGTGCATGGCGCATGTGAGCCTGCTTCAGCGCTCGAACCCGGATAACGCCGCGCATCACCTGACCATTGAGCATCTGTTCGGGATTTTGCTGCACACCGGCGACATGCGCCCATTGATGACGCTGGCAGATCAGTTCGGTTTTGAGCTAACCGCGAAAGTCGCGCCGGCACCGAAAGCGTTGACGACATCGCTCATCCATGTGGGCAAAGAGGTTGCCGATCTGACCATCGCCATCCACGAAGCGCTAGACGACAGCCATGTATCCAGCACTGAGAAATTCGAAATCCTCACGGAGATCACGCACGTGAGGGAAAGCCTCGCGGAGCTGGAAAGCTCAGTCAAAGCCGCCTGAATTCCAGGCACAAAAAAGCCGGGCTGCAACCCGGCTCTTTCAACAACTTGTAAAACACAGTGGGGCCATTATGAACACGATCGTCGCTCCAAGCAATACGGTCACCATGTCGAGCCGGGAGATCGCCGATCTCACCGGCAAGCAGCATCAGCACGTCATGCGCGACACGAAGCGCATGCTCGGCGACCTCGGTTTTGATGCGTCCACTTTTGGACGCATCTATCTCGATGGCCTGAATCGGCAGCAAACCGAGTACGTGCTCGGGCAGGACCTGGTCGTTACGTTGCTTTCCGGGTACAGCGCGCCGCTTCGATACCGTGTCGTGACACGTTTGCACGAACTCGAAAACGTGTCGCGACAGGTTGTCACAATCCCACAAACTCTTCCTGAAGCTCTGCGGTTCGCCGCCTTGCAAGCCGAAGAGAATCTCCAGCTTCAGCAGGTCATCGCCAAGCAGGCGCCGAAAGTCGAAGCGCTCCAGCGTTTGGCGAAATCTCACGGCGACGTCTGCATCACCACTGCCGCCCAGCTTCTCGGCATTCGCCCAACAAATCTATTCGCCTGGCTGAACCAGAATCGCTGGATTCATCGCCGTACCGCTCATTCGAGCTGGGTTGCGTATCAGCCTCGGCTGAACACCGGTTGGCTCAAGCACAAGCTGGTCAAGGTCGGCGGCGGGGAAGGGCAGGACATCAAGGTCGTCGAGCAAGTGATGGTGACCCGTTCGGGCATCGTCACGCTGGCTGAACAACTTCAAGGAATCACGCTGTGAGCGTTCAAGCAATGTCCTGGGCGCTCTCGCTGCCCGTCCAATCCCTCAAAGACTCGAGCGCGCGTCACGTGCTGCTGTGCTTGGCCAACTACGCCGGTTCGAACGGTGCAGGGGCGTTTCCGTCTGCTTCGACCCTGGCTCAAGACACCGGCCTTTCCGAGCGTACCGTTCGTTACAAGCTGGATGACCTGGAGAAGTCCGGTCTGATCCAGAAGGGCAACCAAGCCATTGCCGCCGTGCACATCGATCGCCATGACCGCCGTCCAGTAGTTTATGACCTTCAACTATTGCGGGGTGCAAATCCTGCACCCCGTACAAAACGGGGTGCAGATGACGCAACGGGGTGCAACTCACAACAGAACGGGGTGCAGCCTGGAACAGAACGGGGTGCAGAGGCTGCACCCAATACATCAATTAACCATCAAGGAACCGAACAGCAGCAGCGGCAGCCGATTGCCGATGTGATTGCTGAGCAGGATCAGGCAGCCATCGAAGCACTGGACGACCGCCAACGCTTCGCCATGTTCGCCTCCTGGACTCCGAACGAGAAGGCGCTGGCCGACCAACTTGCGATCGCCAGGCTGCCTGCCGAAGTCATCACCAGCCAGCTGCTCGAAACGTTCATGGGTTTCTACGTTGCCCGCCCAGCGTCAGTACAGAGCGCCGCTGGTTGGTGCTTCGAACTGGTTAAGTGGGCAAAACGAGACAAAACCAGAACCGCCGGCACTGCTTCGCAGGCGGACGAGTTCGACGACACCGACATCGAGTGGATGACTGGGGGTGCCAAATGAAAACGGTTTCCACGGTAGCGGCTCAGGCCTTGACCAAAGTCCGTCACGGCGAATTCATCGACGCCACCACCGATGTTTCGGTGCAAGAACGGCAGGATCAGGCACGGGAAACAGGCAAGGTGATCAACCGGCTATTCCGCCAGATGCGTTCGATCCGCACGGCATGGCGTCAAGCCTGGCCGGACAAGAAGGCGTACATGGAATCGAAGGCCACCTGGCTGCAGGCCTTCATCGAGAACGGCATCTGCACCCAAGAGCAGATCGATATCGGCCTGATCCGTTGCCGCGCCGAGCCGTCCGACTTCATCCCGAGCGTTGGCAAATTCATTCAAGGCTGCGTGCCGACGCCGGAGATGCTCAACCCGCCATTGCCGAGCGTGGAGGTGGCTTACAAGCAGGCCCTTCGCAACTGTCACCCAACGATGCACGGCATTGCGAAGTGGTTTCACCCTGCCGTCTACCACGCGACCGCCGCCGCTGGGTTTAGCAGCCTGCCACTGCTCAGCCAGGAGCTTGGCCTGGTCAGTTTCGAGAAGCGGTATCTCGAACAGGTTCGCAAGGTCTGGATGGGTGAGCAGCTCGGGCCGGTTCCAGTAGCTGAGTTGGCCGGCCCCGCGCCAGAGCGCACACCAGAGGTGGGCAATCAGGCGTTGGCCGAACTCCGTGCGATGCGTGCGCGAGGTGCTGCCCGTGCCTAACTCCCGCCTTGCAACGACCAACCCTGCCGATTACCGCTTCGCCGTGCACTGCTGCGCGCACAAGTTGGACCTGACCGACAAGCCGGATCGCGCGGTGGCCTTGTTCGAACATCAGGTTCTCGCTTTCAAATTCGGCCAGACGATGTGGCCAGAACATTTCGAGGTGATCGACGTCATCACCGGGGAGCGGGTATGCGCGTGACCTCGAAGAAACTACGCGCCTCGGCCAATGGCCAGGACTGCACTGTCCGCGCGCCTGGCGCTTGCAACTTCGACCCAGCTACAACGGTGCTCGCTCACCTGCCATGCGGCCAAAAAGGCATGGGCATGAAGGGCTTCGACACTGTCGCCGTGTACGCGTGCAGCGCTTGCCATGACGTAATCGACGGCCGCGCCGTCGGCGACATCGATTGGCAGGACATGCCGCGGGCCATCGCCGAAACACACGAGGCCCTGATCCGGGCCGGAATACTTACCGTGAAGGGGGCTGCATGATCGACCCAATGACTTTGCTTGTCGTGATGATCCTCGCCTGCTGGGTGCTGCGCGAGTTGTGCGGTGTTATTGATCGCCGGCAGCGGAAAGCGCGGGGTGAGCGCCCATGAAGACGTTCACCCCGAAGCTATTCAAGCAGGCCGCCCCGCGCGCCAAGTCCGTCGACCGCGAAGGCCTTGAACAGGCTGCACTGATGGCCGAACTCCGTGCCTGCATGCCGGCCGTCGCTGATCTGATCTATCACGTTCCGAATGGCGGGCACCGGCACAAGGCCGTGGCAGCGAAACTGAAGCAGCAGGGTGTGGTGGCCGGTATTCCTGATCTGGTGCTGACCATGGCGCGCGGTGGCTACTTCGGTCTGTATATCGAGTTCAAGGCCACGCCGCCGAACGATGCCGCGATCTCGGCCAGCCAGCACGAACGCATTCGCAAACTGAACGACCAGGGCTATCTCGCCGTGGTCTGCCGTGGCCACTTCGACGCGATGGAGCAGATCCGCGCCTACCTGCGCATGGCTCCTACCGTGGCGGCCGCATGAGCGAGACGATGCTGACCACCTTCTCGGATGCCGAGATCCGGCGCCAGGCCGGCAACTTGGACGTTCGGGACATGCGTGATGCGCGGTACCCGGGCGTCTACTTCCGCTTTCACCAGAACCGGGACCGCGGCTCTTGGCACCTGGTGGTCGGCAAGAAGTGGGAGAAGATCGCCGGTTTCCCAGAGCTTCCGGCGAAGGGACTGATCAGCGCGCTGCCGAAGATTCGCGAGCGTCTGGCGATCGATCCGAAGGCCTCGGCCGCCGCCGGCACCTTGCAGACGGTCGGCCAGCTGCTGGACTGGTTCATGACCCGTCAATCGACGGAGCGGAGTCTGTCGGCGAAACGCCGGGCCACCAACACCTCAATCATCACGTGCCACCTCAAGCCTCGCCTCAGTGACCTGCTGGTGGACGAGGTTGATCGTTCTGCCCTGGACAAGCTGGTGATGTGGCCGATGCAGGCCGAGATGTCGCTGTCGTATGTTCGGTTGATGTGGGGTGTGCTGGTTGTCGCGTTCCGGCAGGCCGAGAAGCTGCGCCTGATCGCCAAGAACCCCATCGCCGGCTTCAAGTTTACCGACTTCACCAAGGCTCGAATTCTGCCCAAGCCATCACGTTTGCGTGCCGTGCAGCTGGAAGAGGTGATCGGTCAACTGGCCGAGGATTTCGACCAGCACCCGCAGGACTGCATGTTGGCTCTGATGATGCTCTGCCACGGCACTCGCGCTGGCGAGACACGGCAAGCCCGCTGGGCTCACCTGACCCTGGGTGAACAGGGCGAGTGGTTCATTCCCGCCGAGAACACCAAGACCCGTTGCGAGCATCACCTGCCTCTCACCCATCAAGTCTGCGCGCTGCTGGAGCGGTACCGGGTCTGGCAATCGGCCAAGGGCTACAAGGGCGCCTACATGTTCCCGGCGCGTAATCGTGGACCGATCAGCGACAGCCAAGCCTGTGCCGTGTTCACCCGGCTGGGCAAAGGCGAGTGGACCAGCCATGACCTTCGCAAGGTGGCCCGCACCGGCTGGACGGACCTCGGTGTCGACTTCCTCATCGGCGAGATGCTGGTGAATCACACGCTGACCCGCAACGTGCAGACCTACATCCACACCTCGGCGGAGTTGCTCAAGCGCGAGGCGCTGAACAAGTGGCACGAATGGTTAGACGGGAAGGGCTTCAACCTGATTCACCGCTCGACCATGACTAGAAACGAAAATTCGCAGAATGCCGCCGAAGCCTTGAATGGCGCGGCCTCTAGCCAAATCACGAATCCATAAAAGGCGAGGTTTAAAAATGCATATTTCCGAGCATGGCGCCTTCGCCCTATCCATGGCGACTGCCTTGAGCAAGGCCGAAAAGCCAGCTTTCGACCGGTCAAAAGTGTTCATGGTCATGATGCTTAAGTTCGACGAATTCCGCCGCTTGCACGTCGTCATGCAAGGCGGTCACAGCTTCGATATCGACAGCAATCAGGTTCCGTTCAGTCTAGATGCCGCCGCCGACTGGCTTGTAGGTGCCGCATGAAGAAGTCGCACGGCCCAGCATTCCGTCGCGACGCGAAGCCGCTCATGGTGTGCGGGATCTGCCGCGGCGCCACGGTCATCAGCGGGGTGTTCCATCAGCTGGATTGCGTCCAGTGCAACGCTTCGGGCTGGGTCTGCGCGACTACCGGTGAGGCGATGCCATTGCCTGACCTGGTGCAGCAGCTCAGTTTGAAGCTGCGCAACATGACCGCCGAGTTGGCCAGGGCAAAGCAGGGGCAGGGCGGTGCCCACGAACAATACGAACAGAACAACCGCCGCGGTGCCGGCGCTTCGAACTACACAGGGGATTGATCAATGGCCAGAACCAAGAGTTTCACAGAGCGCACTTCTGAAGACCTACTGGAGCATTGGGGCCGCTGGGTTGTGCTGGGATCGGGAGTGTCCTGCTGCGCCTCCCGCGAGAACACCCTACACACACCGATGATCACTGATGACGATGCGCTGATGATTGACGGGTTGATGGGCCGATTGCTCAAGCGTTACCCGGAATGCGGGAACGTGCTGATGAAGTACTACACCGCTCGTGATAAAGCGTTGGTGGACGTAGGCAAGAAGTTGGGCTTCGGTGAAGAGAAGACCAGGCAGCTTTGGAAAGCGGGCATTGCCTGGATTGATGGCGCTTTGGATATTCGTCGAGAGGCCGCTTGACAGGACCGGGGCGGGTATATAGATTTCAGTTACTTTGCGGTTTTTACGCGAGCAAAGCCCGACTCTGAAGTTGGGCTTTTTGCTTTCTACAGTTCACAGAGCCTCGGCATTTGCCGGGGCTTTTTCGTTTTCGGCTCCACCACACCCATTGCTCCGAGCTGGGAGTGCTGCTGGAGCTGATTCAAATTAAGTCATGCAGAGTCGGAGTCGAGCGCATGGATCTTCTGCATCGCCTGATCGACAAAGCTGAATGGCTTATCGCGGGATTGATTGGAGCAATTGTTGCCAGTTGGTGGCACAAGGACGACCTAACTGATTGGCGAGCCTGGGCAATTTTCTTGGTCACTGGAGTGGCCTGCTCTCTGTACCTGACAGGCATGGTCAGCGCATACCTCGGTGTGACTGAGCCGAGCATCGTCGCCGGCATCGGCTTTCTTCTTGGCACCTTCGGCGGCTCACTTCTGGCGGCGATCAATCGCGCCATCAAAGCCGCTGACCTCTGGGCGCTCATTCGCCAGCGGTTCGGCGGGGGTAATCCACCATGAATTACGAACTGCTCAACTCCATTGCGTGTGGATTAATCGCTCTATGGGCGACCTGGTGCGTGCTGAGCGGGAATGTGAGGGACGGCATCCTCGGGAAGCTGATCTATTCCGCGATCGCCATCAGTGGCTTCGTGGTGATGACGCGCAGTCAGAACATCTTCATCGGTCCAACCACTGCCGGTCTGACGCTGCATGTGTCGCTGGCCTTGGCGGGTTTGCGGCATATCTTCATGGTCACCTGGTGGCTGACGGTGAAAGCCTGGCTTTGCCGCACGCTCAACTGCGAACACTGCATGGGTTGTGACAAAACCACCCCACAACAGGTTGATCGTCACAAACAAGGGTGATGGCAGATGGTCAAAATCGAGGCTCACACCAATATTGAAGAGCTTTCGAAAGCTCTGCGCACTGTTGGTAGCAAGCAACTCCCTTTTGCCTTCGCCCTTATGGCCACGCGCTTAGCGATGTTGGTAAAGAAAGGTGAGCTCTCAGTGCTGAGGGCTCGCCTCGATAGGCCAACCGCGACCACGATGAACAGCCTTTACGTGAAGGCCGCCAAGAAAGGCAACCCCGAGGCGCGCACCTTCTTCAAGGATGCATGGACGTCAGGTGTGCCAGCGGACACCTACCTGCAACAGGCAGTGAAGGGTGGTCGCCGGCCCCACAAACGATTCGAAAAGGCATTGATCGGCAAGGGCATCATGAAGCCAGGTCAGTACGCAATCCCAGCAGCATCAGCGCTCAATCAATTCGGCAACGTCCCGCGCGGCACGATCATGAAGATACTGTCCGGCTTGGGTGCGGCCGAGTCTGTCAGTGGTGTGCAGGCCAACGCCACGGGCAGCAAGCGCAGTAAGCGCAAGGGCAATGCGCAGAAGTATTTCGCCGGTGATGTCGATGGTGCTCAAGGTATATGGGAGAGGAAGAAGACCGCGTTCGGAGATGCCGTTCGACCTGTCTTCATCTTCAGTGACAGCGAGCCAGGCTATCGAGTGATCGTTCCGTTCTACAAAATCGCAGACAACATCGTGAAGGCGAACAGGGCTCGAGAGTTCCAAAGCGCAATGGATGCAGCACTCGCAACGAAACGATAAGGATTCTCGACTGCGTGGTCGTCGGTGCGCCATATTGGTGCACCCACCCCCCCCTTTGGGTCCTTCCCGGCCCCCAGGCCGGTTGCGGGTAATTCGGGCCCCGCGCGCCAAATATGTATGACCTTTTTCCCACGGTTGGTTGTTGTTTAGTTATGGCCAAAAACGAAACAACCAAACAGCGCGGCTGGTTGAACAAATCCGAGATGGCGTCGAGCCTGGGGATTTCGCCGCAAGCCTTTGACAAATGGGGAGTTGCGCCTGTCGCACGCATCGGTCGAGAGGCGTTCTACACCGTGCAGAATGTGGTCGAAAACCGCGTTGAACACTCGCAGCGGAAACAACAACCAGTGGGTGAGGGAACCGAAGGTCTCGATCCACTGATTGAGTACAAGCTGCTCGAAGAGCGCCGCGGACTTACCGCCGCTCAGCGGGTCGCCCAAGAGAAGAAGAACCTAGTGCTCGACAAGCAGCTGGTGCCTGTTCCATTCGCCACATTTGCCCTGGCCAAAATTGCCGCTCAGATCGGCTCCAAGCTGGATACCGTCGGCAAGACTGTCAGCCGGCGTCACCCTGAAGTTGATGCACGAGTGATTGAGTCGATGGAGCGTGAAATAGCGATCGCTCGAAATATTGCCGCCAGCTTTGGTGAGCAACTTCCGGAATTATTAGATGAGTACGTCGAGTCCATGGCTGAATGATCTTCGCAAGTCGATCAAGCTAGGACTTCAGGCGCTCTACAAAGAGCCGCCTCTGACAGCGACCGAATGGGCAGACAAGCATTTCTACATGTCTGCCGAGTCCTCCTACAACGAGGGCAAATGGACCACAGACCCGTTTCAGGTGGCGATCCTCAATAGCATGGGGAATGACCTGATCAAGTTCGTTAACTTCATCAAGTCGGCCCGGATCGGGTACACCAAGTTGCTGATGGCAAACATTGGCTACAAGATCCAGCACAAACGTCGAAACGTAATGATGTGGAGCCCGACCGACCCGGACGCCGAGGACATCAGTAAAAGTCACGTCAGCGGCATGATCCGTGACGTTCCTGTGATCGGCGAGCTGGCCCCGTGGTTCGGAAAGAAACATTCCAACAACACGCTCGATCAGAAAATATTCTCCAACCGTAGAACCCTGTGGATAAAGGGTGGTACGGCATCGCGCAACTTCCGCGAGAAGTCTGCCGATGAGGTGATCTATGACGAACTTTCAAACTTTGATGCGAGCATCGAAGGTGAAGGTTCGCCAACCACTCTTGGTGATAAGCGTCTCAAGGGTGCCACTTACCCAAAATCTATTCGCGGTTCCACACCTAAGAGGGCTGGCTCATGTCAGATCACCAAGGCTGTTGAAGAGTCGCCCTACCTGCTCAAGTTCCACATTAACTGTCCGCACTGCCGGCAGGAACAGACGCTGAAGTGGGGCGGCAAAGACTGTGAGTTTGGCCTCAAGTGGGAAAAGAACGATCTCAACGAAGCGACAAAAGCTTGGTATTTGTGCGAGCACGCTGCCTGCGTGATTTGGCATAACGAGATGGTAGAGGCATCAAAGGATGGTCGGTGGATTTGTGACAATACCGGCATCTGGACAAAGGACGGAATGGACTGGGTTAGCCAGGCAGGCGAACCGATTCGAACGCCAAGGTCTGTCAGCTTCAGCGTTTGGGCCATCTACAGCACTTGGACCACCTGGCTCGAACTGGTTGATGAATGGCTGAACGTCAAAGGCGACGTCGAGAAACTCATCACCTTTATAAACACCACGCGCGGCGAAACATGGGACGACGATCAGGGCGAGAAGCTCGACTCCGAAGTTCTGTACGGTCGCCGCGAAGTTTATCCGCAGGTACCGGGTCTGGGTCTGGTCCTTGTTGGTGGCATCGATACTCAAGACGACCGTTTCGAGGGGCGGGTCTGGGCATTCGGTCCGGGCGAGGAAGCGTGGTTAGTTCATCGCTTCATTCTGATGGGAGACCCTGCCAGTGAGGAGCTCCGCCGTAAGGTAGGGCTTGAGTTGCACCGGCAATTCACTCGCGTGGACGGCACCGTCATGAAGGTGGAGCGCTGGACGTGGGATGCCGGCGGTCACTATGCGGACGAGGTTTACGCCGAGAGCCGCAAGCACGGCGTGCAATGGGTTGTGCCAATCCGTGGCGCGACCATCTACGGCAAGCCAATCGCGAACTTCCCCCGCACAAAGAACAAGGTTCACAAAGTCTTCCTCACCGAGGTCGGTACCGACAACGCCAAGGAACTGCTCTACAGCCGTATGGGGCTCCCCGTCGATACGGCTGCCTCCCAGGCGGGCGTTTCTCAGCCCGGGGTAGTTCACCTTCCGGCCAACGACGCGATCTGCGACGAGTCGGAGGTGAAGCAGCTCACATCCGAAAAGAAAAAAGCAGCCATATCCAAAGGCAAGCGCGTGATGCGGTGGGACAGCGGCGGCCGCCGAAACGAGGCGCTCGATTGTTTCGTGTACGCGCTTGCCGCGCTGCGCATCTGCCAACAGCGGTTCGGGCTTGACCTGGATCTGCTGGTTGCTGCGGTAACTGGCGGCAACGAACCGGACGCGGAAGAACGACCGCGGAAGAAATCCACATTCTGGTAGTGAGACTTATGGCTTTCACAATCGAGCAGTACCAGGCCTTGCAGGCGGCCATCGCCGAAGGCGCGCTGTCCGTCCGCTATGCCGACAAAAGTGTCACCTACCGGTCGCTCGACGAGATGATCCGGATTCTAAAACTGATGGCCGGAGAACTCGGCCTGAATGCAAACAACGACGGCGGTCGCCGCTACACCTCATTCTCGAAAGGATATTACCCATGAGCATGCTCGACAGCCTGTTCCCTGGGTATGCCGCGAAACGATCGGATGCACGCCTGAAAAAGCTGCGCACCGAAATGACAATGGACATGCTGAAGCGCCGGTTCGAGGGCGCGGCAGGCGGCCGAAGAAATGATAGATGGCGCGCCACGGGTGCAGATGCAAACGCCGAGAACGCCCCAGCTCTAGCGAAGCTTCGGAATCGCGCCCGCGAACAACGTAGGAACAACCCATTCGCCGAGCGAGCAATCACTGGCATAGCAGACAACACGGTTGGTGCCGGCATCGTTCCATTGCCATTGGCGAAGCGCGATCGTGATGCCCTGAAGCTGGTCGATCTTTGGAAGGCTTGGGCCGAGACGACCGCTTGCGATGCGGACGGGTTGGAAAACTTTTACGGCCTGCAACACATGATCATGGAGGCCATCACCGAAAGCGGTGAGTGTCTCATTCGGCGTCGGCGTCGTTTCAGCTCAGACGGTCTCCCTGTACCAGTCCAGCTGCAAGTTTTGGAAGCTGACTTTCTCGATGAAAGCAAGGCGATGGTCCTTGGTCTGAATGAAGTCATTCAGGGTGTCGAGTTCGATGCTCTTGGTCGACGGGTCGCCTACTGGTTGTTCGATAGACATCCTGGCTCAAACGCGGCATGGGGCTCGCTGCAATCGTCGCGCGTGCCAGCCGAGGACGTGATCCATGTGTTCTTCCGGAAGCGTCCAGGGCAGGCGCGTGGTTACACCTGGCTGGCTCCTGTGATTCAGCGCATGAGCAAGTTCGACGAGATGGAAGATGCCGTCATGGAGCAGGCGAAGATCGCCGCCTGCTTCGCTGGTTTCATTACCAAGGACCCTGAAAATAGCCCCGCAGGCTCCAATAAACGACCGCCTCTAATCGATCGCATGGAGCCAGGGATGCTTCAGGAGCTGTCGCTAGGCGAGTCGGTCAGTTTCGGCACTCCACCAACCTTCAACGGCTACACGCCTTATTCCTGGCAAGCGCTGCATGCCATCGCCGTCGGCTTGGGCATCCCTTACGAACTGCTAACCGGCGACCTCAAGGGCGTGAACTTCTCTAGCGGCCGTATGGGTTGGCTGAACTTCGCCCGCCGTGTCGATGTTTGGCAATGGCGAATGCTGATCCCTCAGCTCTGTGATCAGGTCTGGCGTTGGTTCATGGAGGCACAGGTGCTGTTGCCTGGCGGGGTAATGGATGACGTCAAGGCTTACTGGGTTCCGCCTCGTCGCGACATGGTCGATCCGAAGTCGGAAACCGAAAACGTCATCACCCGCGTGCGCAACGGCCTGACGACTTGGCCGGATGCCTTGCGCGAACTGGGCATCACGGACCCGAAGCGGCATGCAGAGCAAATCAAAAAAGCCAACGACATGATCGACGAATACGGCCTGGTCCTGGATTGCGACCCACGCCGAGTCGCGGCAGCTGGCTCACCCAGTCAGCCGCCAATCACCGAAGAGAAACCAGACGATGCCAACTCCGAATCAGGCGACGACCAACAAGACACATGAAACGCCAATGCTCAGCCTGCGAGCCGCTGTGCGCGAAGGCTCGGTTGACGTCGAGCAGCGCACCGTAGAACTGACCTGGACCACTGGCTCGAAAGGCCGGCGTTGGTCCTGGGACATCGGCAGCTACATGGAAGAGCTCGAGGTCAGCGCCAAGGCGCTGCGCCTTGATCGGTTGAACAACGGTGCCCCTTTCCTGAATGCCCATAGCTCGTATGAGCTTTCCGATGTCATAGGCGTTGTGGAGAAAGCCTGGCTCGAAGGCGAAGAGGGCCGGGCTCTGGTCCGCTTCAGCCAGCGCGAGGACGTTGAGGGCATCTTCCGTGATGTGCAAGACGGGATCCTGCGAAACATCAGTGTTGGCTATGCCGTCCACCGCTACGAAGTGGTGGAGGAGGAAGACGACAAGCTTCCGACCTACCGCGCGGTGGATTGGGAGCCACTGGAACTCTCCCTGGTGCCGATAGGCTTTGACGACGGCGCCAAGATTCGCAGCGCCCAAACCGCAGCTGACTACCAGGGCCAACGCTTCAACACCATTTTTGAAGTTCGCGAGGCGCAACAGCCTCTCGACCAACCGGCCGCCGTGGCCAACACCACCGAGGAAAACCCGATGACTGAAGAAGAAAAGCGCGCGGCCGAGGAGTTGATCCGTCGCGAAGCCGCTGATGCCGAGCGTAAGCGCAGCCTGACCATTCGCCAAATGGCGAAGAAGGTTGGTCTGGGCGAGGATGTCGCCGAAGATCTGGTAGCCCGTGGCGTCTCAATCGCTGATGCCAGCATTGCTTTGATCGACAAGGCAGCCGAGAAACAAGGTAAGGATCAACCCGATACGCGAAACAGCCAAGCAACGGTGGTTGGCGGTCTGGATCAGTCCGTGATTACTGCGAAGCGCGAGGCGATGCAGAATGCTTTGCTCAACCGCTGCAACCCGACCATCGCGCTGATCGAAGGCGCCCGAGAGTTCCGCGGCATGCGCTTGCTCGATCTTGCGCGTGAGTGCGTGGAAACTGTCGGCGGCAATGCACGCGGCATGCTACCTCAAGAAGTGGCTCGCGCAGCACTGGGTTGCGACCGAACTGCCATGCGCGCAGCCGGCATGCAAACCACCAGCGACTTCCCAATCCTGCTCGGTGGTGGCGTCACCCGCACCCTACGTGATGCTTACGCCCAAGCGCCGCAGACCTGGCGCCCTCTGGGTCAGATGACCACCGTTCCAGACTTTCGCGCCACCACCCGTGCCGCGCTGGGCGATATCTCCGCCCTTGAGGAAGTCAAAGAGCATGGCGAATACAAGTACGGAAAACTCGAAGAAGAGGGTGCGCCGATCCGCGTCACCAAGTTCGGTAAGATCATCGCCATCACTTGGGAAGCCGTCATCAACGACGACTTGGGCGCACTGACTCGCATCCCTCGGGCCTACGGATTGGCTGCTGCCGAGACGGAATCCAATCTGGTTTGGAACCTGATTATCAGTAACCCGAATTTCACCGACGGCAGTGCAATCTTTGTCGCGGGTCACGGCAACCTGGCAGCCAGCGGTGGAGCAATCAACACAACTACCCTGGGGGCTGCACGCGCCGCAATGCGCAAGCAAAAATCCAAGGCCGGCGCGTTCCTCAATGTTGAGCCGCGCTACCTGGTGGTCGGTCCTGACAAGGAACTGGAAGCCTTCCAGTTCACCAGTTCCCAATACGTTCCAGCCAAGAACTCCGACATCAACGATGGCCGCAACACATCGCTGGTCGTAATCGTCGATGGCCGAATCACTGGCAACCAATGGTACCTGTTCACCGAGGCAGGGCTGATTGATACCTTCGAATACGCCTACCTCGAAGGTGAGCCGGGCGTCTTCACCGAGACCCGCGAAGGTTTTGAAGTTGACGGTATGGAAATCAAGGCGCGGCTGGTCTTCGGCGCCGCCTGGATCGACTACCGCGGTGCATACAAAAACCCGGGCGCTTGAGTCCCAGCAAGCACACAGACCTAAAAGGACGCCATCGAGCGTCCTTTTTGTTTTCGCCCTTTTCGAACTTCAAGGTGATTTCGCATGAAAACTTATATTCAGGCTGGCGACTGCTTGACCGTCCCCGCTCCAGTTGGCGGCACCGTCTCTGGCGAGTTGTACAAGGTCGGTGCGATTGTGGGTGTGGCCGCCACTACCGAACTCGCCGGCGCACCGGTGGTGCTCAAAACCACAGGTGTGTTTGATCTGACGAAAATCAGTGCACAGGCCTGGGCGATTGGTGACGTTGTGTACATGAACACCACCAGCCGGGCACTGACGAACGTCTCGGCGACGGGCTTGGTGCTGGTCGGCTTGGCCACCGAAGTGGAGGCCAATCCGAGCGCGACCGGCGCCTGCCGCCTCAACGGCGTATCTGCTCCGGCGCCGGTGTAATGGGCTGGGCCTCAATGGCCCAGCGCATGCTCGGCGTGTCTATCCGCACCTTCAGTGAGCCTTCGGCGTCCATCGATCCTGATGGCGCCGTGTACTGGTTGACGGACGGAGTCGCGCCCGGCGTGGCTATGGCCCAAGCCGTGTTTGATACGGCTCACGTCTCCGCTGATCCCGAGACGGGAGCGCCCGTATCGAGCAACAACCCGATCCTCGGTGTTCGGTTGATCGACTTGCCGAACGAACCCACAAACCGCGATCGCGTCCAGGCTCGTGGCGTCTTATACAAAATCCATGACGTGCAGGCCGATGGCGTGGCCGGTGTGACGCTATTTCTTCGCAAGGTCTGACCATGGCTCACCCACGAGAACTGATCCGCAAGCAGGCCGTTGCGGTGCTGCTGGGTGCCACAAATGCAGGGGCGAGCGTTTACGCCAGCCGCGTGGCACCACTAATTTCCAACGGATGGCAGAGCGAACTCCCCGCGATCATCGTTTACACCATGGACGATGCTGGCGAGATTTTTAACCAGGCGCCTCGCGAGTATCGGCGCCGGGTTGAGTTGGTGGTGGAGATCCACGCGGAAGGCAATGACGCCTTGGACGATGCGCTGGATACGCTGGCGCGGCAGGTCGAGCGCTTGTTGCTCAGGGACGACACTCTTGGCGGCACCGCGAACGATCTGCAATACGTGCGTTCGCGCATGGTGCTTCTTGATCAATCGGAGCACCTAACCGGTGCCTGCCGCCTGATCTTCGAGGCGGAGTACTTCGATCGTCACCCTGACGATGACTTCAACGATTCACTCCCCAACTTCAACACGCTGACCACCGAGTACAGCCTGGGCAACGCCCAGCCGGACCCGGTCGACCGCGCGAAAACTATCATCGAGGACCTGAACCCATGACCACGCGTGTACTCGTGAAGCCGGCCGAGGGCCGCCTGGTGCGACATCCAGACACCTACGAGCAGATCAAGCCGGAAGGCATGACTGTGGAACTCAACAGTTACTGGATCCGCAAGGAAAAGGCCGGTGACGTCGTAATCAAAGAGGCCGCGGTACCGGCCGAAACCAAGGGTGAAAAACAATGACCATCGGAATGGATACGATCCCCGGTGCCGGCGCGCTTCGCAAGCCCGGTGTCTACAGCGAAATTGACAACAGCAAGGCAGTTCGCGGGCCTCAACCTGTCAGCTATCGCCGTCTACTCATTGGGCAAAAGCTCGCCGGCGGCTTGGCGCTTGCCAACACCCTGATCCGGATCACCAGTCCAGCGCAGGCGGACGTCCAGTTCGGCAAGGGCTCAATGCTGGCCGGTATGGTTCGTGCCGTGATGGCGATCGACACCTATACCGAACTGCAAGTGCTGCCGGTGATCGACAACCCAGCCGGTGTGGCTGCATCTGCGACTTTGGCATTCACTGGCCCGGCGACGGCGTCTGGCACCATTGAAATGATGATTGCGGGCCGCAGAATCTCTGTGGGTGTGATCAGTGGTGATGCCGCTACAGCCATCGCCACTGCCGTGGTCGCAGCAGTTACCGCTGCAGCTGACATGCCGGTCACCGCCATTGCAGCGGCTGGCACCGTTACCTTGACCAGCCGGCATAAAGGCGAGGCCGGCAACACCTTGAATGCCCGGGTGAACTACTACACCGGCCAGGCCTTGCCTGCTGGTGTCTCGATCACTATCAGCGCCTTCACCGGTGGCTCTGGCAATCCGGATCTGGGTGCTGCACTGGCTGCCCTGGGCGATGAGTGGTTCCAGGTCTGGGGTCTGCCTTATGCGGACGCGGCCACACTGGCCACTGTGAAAACTGAGCTAAACAGCCGATTCGCTTGGGATCGGGAAATTGAAGCGCACGCTTTCACCGCCGCCCGCGGTACTCAGGGATCGCTCGGCACCCTGGGCGACAGCCATAACAACCAGCACCTGGTCATCATGATGGCCAACGATGAGCCGATGCCGGCATATGAGAAGGCGGCCGAGACCATGGCCATTGCCGCGCTCTACGCCGCAATCGACCCGGCCCGGCCGATTCAGAACCTGCAATACGCGTGGTGTCTGGCGCCCGCTGCGGCTGACAAGTTCACCAATCAGGAGCGCAACCTGCTGCTCTTTGATGGCATCGCCACCAGCAAGGTCAACGACGACGGCACGATGGTCGTTGAGCGTCTGATCACCACGTACAAAACCAATACCGCCGGCGGTAACGATATCAGCTACCTGGACAGCGAAACGCTGTTCACCCTGATGTACATCCGTCACGACTGGCGCGAATACATCCTGCGCAAGTACCCGCGGCACAAGCTGGCGAACGATGGCACCCGCTACGGCGTCGGCCAGCCGGTCGTCACGCCTGTGGTGATGAAAGCCGAGGCCATCTCAAAATTTCGCGAGTGGGAACGTCTGGGGCTGGTGGAAAACATGGCCGACTTCAAAGCCAACCTGATCGGCGAGCGTAACGAAAGCGACCCGAACCGCATGGACGTGTTGCTGCCGCCTGACTTGGTCAACCAGCTGCGCATCGTCGCCAACAAAATTCAGTTCCGCCTGTAACGGCGAATCGCCAGGAGATAAACCATGGCAGGCAAAAACCGTATTGGCGGAATCATCGCCTTGAAGATCAACGGCGACATTTACTTCGCCAAGGGCAGCTTCACCTACAACCTCGGCAAGCCAAAGCGAGAAGGCGTTGTCGGCTCCGACGTTGTCCACGGCTACAAGGAAACCCCACAGGTTCCGTTCATTGAGGGTGAAATAACCGATCGTAACGAGCTCAGCCTCGAAGATCTGGTCACGCTCGACGACGCTACCATCACGCTGGAACTCGCCAACGGCAAGGTAATCACCCTGAGTGAAGGCTGGTACGCGGGCGAGGGTACCGGCAACACCGAAGAAGGCAGCATCGCTTGCCGTTTTGAAGGCATGTCTGCCGAGGAAGTCGCGTAATGGCAAAGGAAAAAACGATTCAACTGGTCGAGCAGGTCACGTTCGGCAAAGGCACGTTCAGCGAGCTGACCGTCACGCGAAAGCTGAAGTACCTGCGCGGCCACGCACTTCGCGTCACCTCCGACGGCAAAGGAAGCGGCGGCGTCGACATCGACTTCGCTACGCTGATCGATCTCGGCGCCAAGATGATCGGCCATCCGCCGGCACTGATCGAAGAACTGAGCGAGGACGACCAGGCCGCCGTGATCCAGGAAGCACGCGATTTTTTGCTGAAGCACCTCGGGGGTGGCAGTCAGGAGTGACTGTCGTCGTCAAGGTCATGAGTGTTCAGCCTTCGGAAGTCATGGAAATGGATTTCGAGGAGCTGAACTGGTGGCTTGAGCGCACCGAGGAATGGGTTGAATGGCAGACAAAGGATACTCCCTAAACGTCATCATCAATGCGGTCGACCGGGTAACGGCACCGTTGCGCGGGATCTTCAACAAGGTTAAGGCTGCCAGTGCTGGCGTCACTGGCGCACTTGACCGTTCCGGGCTTCCGATCTTCGCCAACAGCTTAAAAAATGTCGGTGGCGCAGTCGGCGGGGTGGGTAACGCAGTCGCCTCTAGCACCAAGAAGCTACTGGGGCTGGGGGCGACGCTTGGCATTACCGGCGCCGCCTTGAACTTGTTTTTTCAAGGCTTCGCTGATGCCACTGGCGCGATTGGCGATACTGCTGAACGGACCGGTATCAGTCGTGAGCGGTTCCAGGAACTGAGCTTTGCCGCGAAGTTGACTGGTTCCTCGGCCGAAACCCTCGGCGGTGCGTTGCAGAAAATGCAGATCAACGTCGGTGCTGCAACGGCGGGTTCGAAGGACCTGAAGGACATGTTTAAAGGCTTGGGCATCAACATCAAAGATGCCTCTGGCAAGCTGAAAAGCTCTGATGCTTTGTTCGATACCTTCGTGGACCGCATCTCGAAAATCAAAGACCCTTCCCTGCAAGCGCAGGCGGCAGTGAAGATCTTCGGCAAAAGCGCTACCGAACTTCTGCCGCTGATTCGTGGTGGCGGAGCAGGCCTTAAGGAAATGTCAGATGAGGCCCGTCGCCTGGGTATCGTTATTTCTGACAGCGCTGTGCGTGAGGGCGAAAACTTCGGCGACACCCTCGACACGATCCACGCCGCTCTCAGTGGTGTCGGCAATACGATTGGCAGTGCGCTGGTACCACAGCTGAACAAGCTCGGCAGTCAGCTCATCGAGAACATCGTGAAGTACCGGCCACAGATCGAGGCCTTTGCCACAGCCTTTGCGAAAAACCTGCCGGGCAATATCGAAAAGATCACCGGGTTTCTTGGCGGCTTGTACGACGGAGTGCAGCCAGTCATCAGGGTTTTCGGGATGCTGGCGGATACCTTCGGCGGTGCCAATGTGGTGCTTGCCGCCGTTGGCGCTTACATCGGGGGAGGACTTATTGTGAGCCTGTATAGCCTTGGCGTGGCGCTGCAGGGAGTCGGTGTCGCAATTCTTACAACGCCGGTCGGATGGTTCCTGGCTGCGATTGCTGCCATTGGCGCAGCGGCCTACATCATCTACAAAAACTGGGATGGCATTGTTCAGTTCTTCGAAGACAAGTGGGCGGGTGTCAAAGCGGCGTTCTCCGACGGAATCATCAATGGGATCTGGAAACTGTGGAAGGAATACAACCCGGTCACGTTGATGATGGAAGCCTTCAACGGTCTCATCAAATACCTGACCGGATGGGACCTCGGTGCGATCCTTGGTGAAAAAATCGCTGGCGCGGTTGCCGCTATAAAAAACGGATTACCCGATTGGGCCAAGGAATTGTTGGGGATCGATGGGGCTAGCGTGACCGTTGGGCAGGGCGGCGCGCCGGAGTCCGGCACCGGGAGCCCTGAAAGCGCTTTGTCCTCACCCGGCACCGCCGCAGCAAATACAGACCTCGGTCGTCGTGCGGCACAGATCGGCAGGGATGCCGCTCAGCAAGTGTCCCCGCCACCGCAGGCGGTGAGGGTACAGGTCGACCTGAACAATGTACCAGCTGGTTCCAAGGTGAAAACCGAAGGCAGCCAGGGCGCGACCTTCGACACCGATATCGGTTATTCAATGATGGCCCCATAACCGGAGCTCCCCATGGCTTGGCGAGACAACTACCGCGCCGCGACCTTTCGCGGCGTGGGCTTTTTTGTGGCTACGGCAGACAGCAGTCACGGCCGGCGCCAGGCAGTGCATGAAACCGCTCAGCGTGATGTGCCCTACACCGAGGACCTTGGGCGCAAGTCGCGGGAGTTCGGCATAACCGGCTATTTGCTGGGGAAGGAATACGACGTCGCTCGTGAAGAGTTGATCAAGGCCTGCGAACAGGCGGGCCCTGGCGTTCTCGTTCACCCATACCGTGGCGAGCTGACGGTAGTTTGCCGCGGCCTTACTGTCAGCGAGTCTTCGGACGAGGGCGGTAAATGCACCCTCTCGCTGACATTTCTCGAAGCGGGGGAGGCGTCTTACCCGTCGGCCAAGGTCGACAGCGTCAACGCGATCAGCGAGCAGGCGGGGGAAGTCACCGAAGCCGGCAAGGAAAATTTCCTTTCTGACTTTCTCACAAAGGGATATCCGTCGTTCGTGGCTGAGGCTGCGACGGAGCAAATCCAAGGGTTGAGCGACTTCCTGAGCTCGCCAGAATTCATCGTCTCCAGTGACATACAGTCGGTATCCGACTATTACGACAAGGTGAAAAGTATCGGGTCTGAGGCTTTCGCCCTGATCCAGCAGCCCTTTGATTTTGCCAACCAGGTAGTCGATGCGATCGGCAGTATTCGCTCTGCCTTTGGGAGCAGCGCTTTCGGAATGCTGATCAGCCTGTACGACCAGTACTTTCCAACCGATGACGCCAGTTCTGGCACCGGCTCCGGCTCCGGCTCCGGCTCCGGCACTGGCTCCAGCACCAAGACGCCGAGTCGTCAGCAGGTAGTGAAAAACACCAGCGCCGTAGCTGGGCTTGTACGACAGGCTGCAATCGCTCAGGCGGCAGTGGCAGCTGTTGTCACCCAAACGACCGAGGACGTGTCGAACGGCGGCACGAAAACCACGTCGACGCCGACGAAATACGACAGCTACGAATCGGCCATCGCTGTCCGGACGGAGATCGCTGATCGTCTCGATGAAGAGAGCGAGACGACCAATAGCGATTTGGTCTATGTCGCGGTGACTGATCTCAGGACCGCCGTCGTTCAGGCCGTGCCTGATCCGGAGCAAGACTTGCCCCGCCTTGCGACGTTCTCGCCAAAACAGACGCTCCCGTCCCTGGTCGTTGCTTATCAGCTTTACGGTGATGCCAGCCGCGCCGAAGACATCGTGGCGCGCAATGATCCTCGCCGACCCGGGTTCTTGATGGGTGGCCAACAGCTTGAGGTTCTTACAAATGGATGACCTTGAACTGCTGGTCAATGGCATGAATTACGCCGGCTGGACCCAGATCGGCGTAACTCGGGCTGTCGATGCTTCCTCTGGAGCATTCACCGTTTCGCTGACAGAGCGCTGGGAGGGACAGGACGGCTTGGCTGCTCAAGAGGAGCCGTGGCCGATCCTCCCCGGTGACCGCTGCGAGGTGCGGCTTGGCGGAATCACGATGGTGATTGGCTACGTCGATATCTTTAAGCCCTCGTTCAGCGCGAACGACCACACCATCAATATTCAAGGGCGCGACCGAACGTCGGACCTGATCGATTGCAGCGCGGTCCACACCCCGGACGAGTGGAAGAACATCGACCTTCTGCGCTTTGCCCAGATTCTGGCGAAGCCGTTCGATGTCGGGGTTTCAGCAGATGTCTCGGTCGGCGAAGCCTTCTCGGTGTGCAAGCTGCAGCAGGGCGAAACGGCTTTCGAAGCGATTGAGCGTTACGCGAGGCAGAGGCGGCTGTTACTGATGCCGGACGGTGCGGGGGGGCTGTTGATCACGCGGGCTGGTAATAAGCGGGCATCAGTGGGTCTGGTTCAGGGTGAAAACATCCTGAGCGCCTCAGGCAGCATTGACCACAGCCAGCGGTTTCGTAACTACCTGGTTAAAGGTCAGGCCGCGTACGACCCGACCAGCGAAGGCGAAACTGAGGCGCACATCGAAGGCGGAACCAGTGACAGCGGAATCAAACGCTACCGGCCCATGATGATCGTTGCAGAGGCCGGTGGTTCGAACGGCAGCGCCCAAGAGCGCGCCATCTGGGAGGCCAACAGCCGGCTGGGCAAGTCGGCCTCCGCGTCCATCACTGTGCAAGGCTGGCGTCAGAGCCCGGACGGCCCGCTGTGGGAGCCGGGCATGCTGGTACAAGTTAAGTCGCCCTGGTTGCGCATGGATGGGCAAATGATCATCCGTCAGGCTACCTACGAACGCGGTGACGGTGGCACCACCACGAAACTAGACATCGTAAGCCCGCAAGCCTTTTCGCCTGAGCCACCCGATTCGAACAAAGGGACGAAGGGGAAAGCAGGGAAAAAGGGCGGCCGAAACATTTGGGCGGAAGCCATCGGGAAAGAGGATAAAAAGGATGGGTAACCCAATTCGCGATCTCGGCAACCGCGTGATGATGATGTTCGGCCGGGGAGTTCTACGCGGCGTCAATGATGCGAACGGTCGCCAGCAGTTGCAGGTTGAGCTGTTGAAGGGCGAGCTTCGCGATGGTGTTGAGCGCATGCAGAACTACGGCTTCACCAGTCATCCACTGGGCGGCGACGTGGCGGTGGCCTTCATTGGCGGGAACCGTGAGCAGGGCATCGTGCTTGTTGTCGACGACCGGCGGTACCGGATCAGTCTTGAAGCTGGCGAGGTCGCCATGTACGACGACCTGGGCAACAAGGTTGAATTGCTGCGCGACATGGTGAAGGTCACGGCGGTTCAGCATGTCGAAGTGGTGGCGCCGACAATCAAGTTGATCGGCGACCTTGAACTGGTCGGCAACATGAAAATCCTGGGGGATATCGATTCCACAGGAACGATCACGAACAACGGCAAACACGTCGACAGCACCCATACACATGCCAGTGGCGGCGCAGGAGTACCTAACTGATGGCCGATGCTGCGATGGTAATGACCGAATTCGGCGGCGACCTGGTGCTGTTTGGATTCGACCTAGATCGTGATGACGGACTGGAAACGTCCGTGATCATCAGTTTGTTCACCGACCGGCGCGCCAGTGCCGAACAGATTCCGCCTGAATACCCTCAGGATGATCTTCGCGGGTATTGGGGCGACATCACCAATGCTTCAGCAACTGATCAGACCGGTTCGCTGCTCTGGCTGCTGAGCCGTGAAAAGGAACTGCCGCAAACACTCAGCCGCGCAGAGCAGTATTGCCGCGATGCGCTGGCCTGGATGATTGACGACGTGGTGGCCACGAAGATCGAGGTGAGCGCGTCGTATTACTCCCGAGGCTGGATGCTGCTGGTGATCGACATCCACCGACCCACCGGCCCGGCTGTCCGCTACCAATATAACTATGAATGGTCGGCTCAGGCCGGCAAGAGGGTTGCCTGATGCCATTTGCTCGACCCACGTTACCGGAACTAATTGACCGGGTTACCACCGATATCAGCGGCCGCGTGACAGGCGTCCAAAGCGCGGTGCTTCGCCGATCGCTGCTCGGGATTTTGGCTAGATCTGAAGCTGGTGCCGTGCACATGCTGTACGGATTTCTCGAATGGGCCGCGAAGCAGGCGATCATCGATACCGCCGAGAAGGAATATCTTGAGCGGTGGGCGGCGATCTGGAAGGTTTTCCGCAAGGCCGCAGATTTTTCCACGGGGAACGTCACGCTTTCCGGTGCGGTGGACCGGCCGGTACCGGCCGGAACAATTCTCCAGCGGCAAGATGGGGTGCAATACCGCGTGCTGACCGATGCCATTTTCACTGGAAGCACGCTTCAGGTCACTGTCGTTGCGGTAGAGGCTGGAGTCTCTGGCGACACGCCGATCAACACGCCGCTCTTCTTGCTCTCGCCGATTGCGGGTGTCCAATCGACGGCGGCGGCAGCGACAGACATTGACGGTGGGTTAGACGTCGAGACAGATGAACGGTTGCTTAGCCGGCTACTAAAGCGGATCAGGCAGCCTCCGCACGGTGGCGCAGAGTTTGATTATGAGGGTTGGGCTCTTGAGGTTCCGGGCGTTACTCGGGTCTGGGTCTATCCACTTCAAATGGGGGCCGGCACAGTAACCGTTCTGTTCGTCTGCGATGGTGAAGCCAACATTATTCCAACGCCCGCGAAGGTTGCCGAGGTGCAGGCCTACATTGATGCGCGTCGGCCAGTGACTGCCGAGGTGTTTGCTGCTGCCCCGATCGCCGATCAACTGAATATGACCGTGCAGCTTTCTCCAAATACGGCTGCAGTTCAAGCGGCTGTTCGAGCAGAGATTGACGATCTAATCGTGCGCGATGCCAAACCGGGTGGTACGACGCTGATCAGCCGATTGCGTGAGGCAGTATCGCTGGCGGCGGGCGAATCAAACAACGCCATCACTTCTCCTAATGCCGATGTGGTTCATGCCACAGGGCATATAGCGGTTCCTGGAACAATCATCTTCTCCAGCTTTTAGGAGGCGTAATGCCGACAGCTGCCGACTACCTGGAGCAGCTGAAAACGCTGCTGCCTCCCGGTCAAGCATTCCCAAGGGAGGCCGGTACCACACTGCACAGCCTGCTCAACGGCATGGCTATAGAACTGGCCCGCGTAGATGGGCGAGGCGAGGCGCTGCCTGTCGAGGCCAACCCCGCCAGCACAAACGAATTGCTCACTGATTGGGAGCGCGTGGCGGGACTACCAGATAAATGCTCGGGTGTACTGGAGCAAACGCTCCAAGGCCGTAAAAACGCACTACTTACGAAGCTCGCCAGTACCGGCGGCCAGTCTCCCGGCTATTTCATCGATCTGGCCGCATCGCTCGGCTATGACGTAACCATCGAGGAGTTTCGTCCGTTTCGCGCTGGTATGTCCCGTGCTGGAGATTCGCTTACCAATGGTCCGTGGGCTTTCACCTGGTTGATCCGGGCGCCAGAGGCAAGCGTCACAGAGTTTCGAGCTGGGCGATCAGCTGCGGGTGAGCGGCTGCGAACGTGGGGTAACGACACCCTTGAATGCAAAATAAATCAATTGAAGCCAGCGCACACGATCGCGCTCTTCGCCTACGGAGATTGACCCATGCACAGAATTGACGGGGCCGGAGCCACGGTAGACAACAAGTTCACTGACGGGGATCCAGTCGGCGGAGTCCAAGCGACTGTTGTAACCGCGGCCTGGCTCAATGATTTTCAGGAAAACATCATGGCAGTTCTCGCGGCCGCTGGTGTATCGCCTACGAAGGGGCGCGCCGCAGATCTTCTGGATGCGATCAGGACCTACTCCGGGGGCGGCATTGTTGGTGGCGCACGTAACGCCAAGATGTCGATTGCCGCTGCGAGCGCTACAGCCACATTCACTGCTGACGAGTTGATCGTAGAGACGGCCTTGGCCGGTAAAACTTATCGCCTTAGCAACGTCAACAAAACCATCAATCTGGCTACAACCGGCGTTGGCGGCATGGATGTCGGTACTGCGCCGGTAAGTGGTGCGGTCGGGGTGTACGTGATTTACAACCCTGACCTCCCACTATCATCGACAAACCCGGCACTTATTGCGCAGAACGCATCGTCAGCGCGTGTGCCCGAGGTGCACGGGGCCGTTAACATGCCTGCGGGGTATACCGCGTCGGCGCTAGTAGCTGTTTTACAAACAAACGCGTCTTCTCAGTTCCCGATATTGTTCATGGAAGACCGGCACGTAACTATTGTTCCGACCCAAATCCTGAACACGACCACCGCGGCGGCGTCGTTCACTTCGCTGACTATGGCGTCGGTTCCCTATAACGCCATTTCCGTAGACATAACTTGGCAGATGACCTCGGGCGGTTCTTCAACGCTGAACTTTGCAACAGCGGCGTCGGCAGCATCTCTAAACGCGATTGGCCCGAATATGAGCTTGACGTCCGCCGCGCTTACCGGTTCCGGCGGGTACGCAACACAACCGCTTGTCACCCCTAAAACCACGTACTACACATTCGCAGCTGCGGGCGGCGCTACGCTGGCGGTATATAACATTGGCTATCGGTTCTGAGGAGGGTTTGCTATGTCACAACACTACGTGCGGTTTCTTGAAGTTGAAGAACTGACCATTGGGGCAATATACGACGGTCCTCAAGATCCTGACTTTGTCCCGTTTCAGGGTGTTGTTGAAGACGACGATCCGCGCTATCTCTCGTTTCTTCTACTCACCAATCCACCACCTGCCGAAGTAGAGGTCATAAGCCCAGTGGACAAGCTTAAAGCATTCTTAGAGGCAAATCCTGATGTTGCCGCTATCCTGAAGTGACCGATCCGCAGAACAGGCCGCATTGAGCGGCTTTTTTCCGGCAAGAGAAAAAGACCCGCTATTTGGCGGGTCATTTTTTTTATAGAAGTGTATGTAATAAAGTGTTAAGCGATGGCGGCGCTATTTGTTTTTGGGTGGTATTTATTCATGAGGATCTTTCCGACTGCTAATCCAAGTTTTTCCACCGTATTGTGTAGCGCATAGCAAATAAGGAACAATACAAGCGCAATAAGTAATTTCGAGTATATGTTGCTCAATCCCAGACTGTTCACGGGTTTTTCGATGTACTGCCATATCCAATTATGGAATAGATAAACAGAATAGGTCAGGTCCGATACCACCCTGATGACAAACCCATCTTTAAGCCTTGGCGCATAGTGTAATGCGCCTAGGAACAAGGCGAGTGCGAAGACTGCATAATTGCTCTCTTTCCAGCTTGGCTGGAATTCTGAGATTTTAATCAGGAACATCAAAAGCAGTATCGAGCCTACTGAAATGCACATGGCTCTGCTGGCTAAGGCTTGCTGGCTTAAATAGATCAAGGCACCGATGAATAGGAAAAGAGAGTAGGCATTCACATAGGCCGCGTTCCAGTGGCCAACCCCAGGGAATGTAGGCGCTATGTACAGCGCGATGCTCACGACCAGATAAGCTAATGGCAATAGCTTCTGGTTTGCGAACAATCCAGCACTCTTAAAAATAGCCATAAGAACATAAAATAATATTTCGATACGAAGTGTCCAGTCCACCCCACTCAGTGCGTTTGGAATCTCAAAAAAGTCGCCAATCAGCAATAGTTTGGGTGCCATTATTGAAATCGGAGGTACTGGGATGCCATTGAAATACCAAGCCATAAATGTTTCGCAAAGAATTGCGAATATATAGAGCGGATAAATTCTAAATATCCGCTTTATGATAAAGGCAGTGGTAGTCTCTTTTTGCAAGACGTGTGAAATTATGTAGCCTGATGTAATGAAGAAAACGACTACACCAGCAGCTCCAGTGCATAGAGGTACTAGCGCCTCAAATAAATATCTAATAGTTATGTGAAAGCTTTGGTTGTTTGCGGCGGCGGTTAATTCGCCTAAAAACTTGTGGCCAATTAGTACGCTGACAAATGCGAAAACTCGCATGTAATCAAGAAAAATCAAGCGCCCACCATTATTAGGTGACATGGAGTTTCCTTTTTAATTTTCTGAGGATTGTAAATCAGAGCCGTATTTTTCGCTGCATTCTACGCAATACGATACACGAACTCACGGAAAATCCTGCTATCTGCCATTTGTTCCTACAAGGCTCTGCATTACCGGAGAAAAATATGCCTATCACCGCGCAGCAACTGCTGCAGATACTCCCGAAAGCCGGCGCAAAAGCCGGCGTTTTTGCACCTGTCCTCAATACAGCCATGCAGCGCTACCAGATCGTCGGTATCAAGCGCGAGGCCGCGTTCATTGCCCAGATTGGACATGAGTCGGGGCAGTTGGTCTACGTCCGAGAAATTTGGGGGCCGACCGCTGCTCAGGCCAGGTACGAGGGCAGGGTTGATCTCGGCAATACCGCTCCGGGCGACGGCTTAAAGTTCCGGGGCAGGGGGCTGATCCAGATCACTGGCCGGGCGAACTATGCAGCGTGCGGCGAAGCGCTGGGGTTGGACCTGGTCAAGCAACCTGAATTACTGGAGTTGCCGCAGTACGCCTGTATGTCTGCAGCCTGGTTCTGGGCGACCAAGGGGCTGAATACGCTCGCTGATGCCGGAGATTTCGACAGGATCACCCGCCGCATCAATGGCGGCCTCAATGGTCTCGCGGATCGGCTGAGTCTTTGGGCGAAGGCACGGGAGGTGCTGGCATGACCGCCTTCACCAGGGTTTCCCGCGTGCTAGCCACCACTGAGGAATGGAGCTTGTGGTTCGAGTGTCCAGGCTGCGAGATGGTGCATAGGATTATGCATGGTCCGGGTCCAGAGCCGCGCTGGGGATGGAACGGAAATCTGGAAAGCCCGACGTTCACCCCTTCAGTTCTAGTGCGCTATTCATGGTCCGACAGGGATCGGGTGTGCCACTCGTTCGTAATCGACGGCCGCATTCAGTTTCTTAGCGACTGCACGCACGCACTGGCCGGGCAGACAGTGGATCTGCCTGCTTGGGAGGACGAGCAATGCCAGTAAAGATTCCGTGGAAATTGATCGGCGTGTTGGCGCTGGCTCTGGTCTCCGCCGGCAGCGCCTGGCGAGTTCAGGACTGGCGCTATGGCAAGCGGCTCGCCGAACAGGCTGGGCTGCATCAGGATGACCTGACCGCCATCAGCAACGCGGCCGCCGTCCAGGTGCGCGCCGATCAAGACAAGCGCCTGGCGCTCGAGCAGCGGCTGGTTGACAGCGATCAAACCCACCACAAGGAACTGACAGATGCTCAAACGAAACAAGATCGCGTGCGTGACAGCCTTGCTACTGCTGAGCTCCGGCTGTCAGTCCTTCTCGACGCCACGGATCCAGCCAGTGGCTGTTCAATGTCAGCCGGTACCGAAACCGTCGGCGTGGTTCATGGAGGAACGCGCGCCCGACTTGACCCAGCGCATGCTCAACGAATTGTCGCCATCACCGACGCCGGCGATCAGGGACTGATTGCGCTGAAGGCGTGCCAGGCATACGTCAGAGAGATTTCCGCTCCCGCTTCTCCATGAGCAACCTCTGGTTTTCTCTAAACAGGTGATCTCGCTGGTCGGCTATCAGCTGGAGGCTGTAAGCCTTACTGGATAGTTCAGAATGCTCTTCTTTAAGGCGGTTCAACTCAGCTCGTAGCTGATCCCGCTCCTGGGACACGTCGGCATGCATCTGCACCAAGCCGAAGATGTCTTCGCGGGCTTTGCGCAATTGCAAGGTCAGTTCCTGCACCTCGTTTTCGGTCACGCGCAGGAAGTAGCGACAGGTCTCCAGTTCAGTCGGGCAGCCAAGCCAGTCGCTGGTGTCTTCGATTTCGAGGGGATCCACGGTCATGCCTTATCGATACTGTTTAGATATACAGTAATCGAGGCGATGCGGTTGGGCGAGGGGGAAGCGACGAACTGTTACCCCTGTCACTCCGGCGTCATGAGCACCGCGAGTGTCATCTTGATGAACTCCTCGTTACGGTCGATTGCCTCCAGGGCGCTGCGCACGTTATCGGCAACCTCGGCGGATCCTCGCTGCTCGACCCATATAGTCAGCTCCATGATGGCAGCCTCGAGGGCGAGTTGGTTCTCGTTGATTTTGAAGAGCAGGGAAGGGAGCAGGTCTGAATTGGGCATTGTGATTTCCTCCGTGAAAGAGGAGAGGGTAGCAGGAAATTTTTAAAGGGGATTTACAAGCTGGCAGAACGCCAAGGAAGGGGTACTACTGTAGGAATATACAACGCTAAGTTATTGATTCTTATAGGGCTATGTGGCTGTTTTTCACCTCCATAAAAAACGCTGTTTATCATTATGGATCAATAGCTTGCATGGGTTTCGTGGTCACCTTGACATGGTGGGGGTCGTTGGTTCGAGTCCAATCGCGCCTACCAAACAAAATCCGCTCTGCTGGGCGGTCTAGAAGGGCTCACCGAAAGGTGGGCCCTTTTTTGTTGTCTGTGATTAGCAAAACTCTCACCTCGGAGCGCCAATTTGGCGCCCATCTCCTGACAGCGCATGCGCGTGACGCTGCGTTGGATCTGCTTTTTGTTTCGCGTCCCTCACCACTGAATCATTAGGCAGACTCATGGTCCTATCGCCGACCTTTGCATTTAGGACGTTCAAATGAAGCGTGCAGTAATAATGTTCCTGGCCATCTCTGGCTCTCTTCTATTAAGCGGCTGCGGTCCTCACTGGGATGACGGGGAAAGGTACGGTCGGGATCGGGGCTATGATCATGGTCGTGGATACGACCGTGGGTATGACGGAGACGAGGACGATGATCGAGGGCGTGGGCGCAGATATGAGCGTCGCGATAATGATCAGGGATATGACCGCGACCACCGTCGCGATCGTGATGACAGAGACGACTAGTCAGCGCTGATTTCTCTTTCGGGGTTCCCTTCGGCCAGCTTCCCGCTATGCCTCGCTACAAAAGTTAATCTGTGAAATTCCCAGGTCCGCCAGTGGCGGCGGCCTGGGTTTGTTGCTGCTCTGATTCCAAGTCAGGCGCGTGGTGTTGGTTAATCGCAATCGCCCGCGATGGCGATGTCAGGCATGAGTGATGGACAGGTCACTGATGACGCAGATCGAGCCGTCTTCCGGGTCGGTGCTTTCGGAGTAATCAATCTGGTTGTACACACCGCCGTGGAAGGCGAGTGTTTTCGTGTCCCAGGTGTTATCGAGATGCAAGATTGCGGAAGTGGATTTGGCGCCGTTACAGCTCGCCGAGACTGAAACGGCGCCGCTCGAATTGGCGTGAATGCTGATATTGAAAAGTGCGCCGAGTGGCACGTTCTCCAACACTGTCGAATTGACCGGATCGTCTTGCAGGTAACTCGAACGGAACCCCATTACGATTTTGCCTTTGTTCCAGAACACCTTTACAGGAGGTCGTTCTGAGTCCTTCACGTGAATCTGGGCGATCACAACCTTCTGCAGCGAGTTGACCTTGGTCACTCGCATCTCCTGACGGTTCCAGTGATCCGTAGCGCTGGAGAACAGCCAGTAACCGGGTTCCTTCCATTCGCACCGGGTGCGTTTCGTGCTTTTGCTGGATGCGCCGAGCGTCGGCGCGGTCATCTGCAGCGAGCCATCGGGCTGCATCGAGACGACGTCCGGGCATTCGATCAGTGCACGCCAGCCAATGATCTCAAGCGCTATCGGGTTGGTCTCGGAGATAGGGAGCGGGGTGGCGATGGTGAAGTTGGTGATGTCTACAGTCATGGTTTGTGCCTCATTCCGTTGATATTGCCTTGCTCAGTTGAGCCTCTCGTTTGATGCAGGCCTACATCCCACTGCTCGCTCATTGAATGGGCAGAAGTGATGCTTTCCAGTCAGCTGCTTCTGGCGTGGGCCAGAGTTGCGCTGGCTTGAGGTAAACTTATCATCTACAGATATTGCGTCAATGCATATTGGTAAACAAAAAGGTAAATAAAATGCGGTTGTTGGTAAATAACTGATCCCGTTGGTTTTTCTCAAGACGAAAAAAAGCCCGCGGTTGGCGGGCTTCGTTGGCCAGGTATTAATGGCTACGTGGGGTCGACGGGGGAGCGGGTTTTTCATCTGTAAACGTGGCAGGGCACTTCACTTGTGCGCTCGTTCTGCCCGCACAGTCCTCCCAGCCTTAACTTCATCCGCGTGTAGACGAATCTTTTCTTTCTGAGCCTCCAAAAGCGCGCAGATCCTCATTAGCGCCATGGATTCATCGCGCGATTTGTTGTCGCTGGCCATGTTGGTCAGCTCAACCACTGTCCAGCCGATGACGGCGCTAGCATCTTCAAGATCGTAAAACAGCTCTTGCTGAGCTGTCCTGGGGCCGTCGAGCCCTTGCATCAGATCTGCCATTTATTGTTCGTCCGCGAGCATTAGGTCTTCACTGGGTCCGTGGCAGTCTTCAATGAAGAGTCGCAACCCTGCGACTCTCCCCGATCCTGATTCGATCCAGCGCTCGGTTAAGCGCGTCCAGGGCATCGAGCAGGGCTTTCGCCTCAGCTTCCCGGCCATCTCCCCAAAGGCGTTCCGCCATTTTGTTCAGGGCTTGAATGGCGCGCTCAATTTCAGCAGCAGTCACTGCTTTGCTTTCATGCTTTATCTTCGGCATTCAGTAACCCTCTGCAGGGCATTATTCTGGCTTTCAATGGTTAGCGCGAGTACATCGCCCACCAGAACACGTGCCCAAGAATCGCAATGTGCTGCTCCTGGATCTGGGCAAAGGAATAATCCTCGTCCGGGTGTTCATCACGGTTGAAGCTGCGCAGGCGGATGCCAATGGGCAGGCGGTAAACCTGCTTGACGCGAAGCTGGCCGTTATGACTGATCGCATACATGTCGCCGTCGATGATGGCGCCGAGTGAGGTCTTGCCGACGTCGATACCCACGGTCGCGCCTTCACGCAACACGGGGAGCATACTGTTTCCCCTGACAACCACGCATTTCGCATTGCTGAACTGCACGTTGTTGTGGCGAAGGTCTTTCTTGAAGAAACGAAGGCGAGAAGTGTTGCTTTCTTCGATGGCGAATCGGCCGGAGCCTGCTGCCAATTCCACTTCCTGAAGGAAGGGGACGTAAACTTCGTCATTATCGAGCGGGGTTTCGTCGTCCCATATCTCGATGTCTGACATGGCGACTTTGGGCACAATGCGCGGCGTCGCTGTGCTTGAGATTACCGCAGACTCGAGGTCGTCTTCACTCAATGGACGATCCAGCGATCCAGGCTCAAGCCCGCACTTCATTTCGAAGTCGCGCGCCATTTTCTCCCCGATGTTTCTGAGGTGCTCTGCCTTATCAGTGAATAGCCTTGAGATGTAGGACGGCTGCTTGTCCACCTTGGCGGCAAAATCAACATCTTTCCCACCGAAGTCGCGTTCGATGATTTGGCGGACCCGGGCTCTGCGTATGTCTTTGATTTCCATCTTCCAATTAAAGCCTTTATTTCCCTTCAGGGAAATTGCCTTTACTTGGTAAACATTCGAAATTCAATGATTCTTGCCGAAAAAGCGCGCAAAGCCGTGGCTGGCCCGAAGAATCGAGCAGATTACTGGTTTGAAAAAGCAGGATTGATCATCAGTAATCTGCATGGGTACGGGCCAGTCGCGGCGGATGGGTTATCGATTAAAGCGTTCTACCAACGAGTACTGGGTTGTCGCTGTCAGCGTTAACTCCTTGCTGAGTTGGGCAGAATGCCTGGCTTGCTCTGACGTCTGATCTGCAAGGCTGGCGATGGTGGTGATGTTGCGGCTGATTTCCTCTGCGACGGCGGTTTGCTCTTCGGTTGCCGCAGCTATCTGGGTTGTCATGTCAGTGATGTTGGCAACGGCTTCACTGATGCCAATCAGTGCTTTGTCTGCTTCCAGCACCCAGGTTACCCCCTCTTCAGCCTGGCGATGGCCGCTTTCCATCGTCTTCACAGCATTGTTGGAAGATGTTTGTAGCTTGGAGATCAGGCTGTGGATCTGAGCCGTAGATTCAGTTGTGCGTTGTGCCAGTTGGCGCACTTCGTCTGCGACCACTGCGAAGCCCCGGCCCATATCTCCAGCACGTGCCGCTTCGATTGCGGCATTGAGGGCTAACAAGTTGGTTTGATCGGCAATGCCTTTGATGACATCGACAACCGTCCCGATTTCGTTGCTGTCCTTGGCTAGCTGGGCAACGGTTTGCCCTGTCTCGCCGACCACGGCGGAGAGGCGTTGTATGGCTTCGCGGGTGTCCCGGGCAACGTCGCGACCACGGCTGGTCAGCACATTGGCCTCTTGAGTCGCATCGGCCGTGCGCTGGACGTGGCTTGCAACCTCTTGAGTGGTCGCCGCCATCTGATTGACGGCGGCCGATACCTGCTCGGTTTCGATTCGCTGGCGATCAAGTCCGCGGGAACTGTCGCTGGCGAGAGCGTCGGATCTGCCGGCCAGCCCGGTCAGTTGCTCTGCGGTGTCTTGCAGGCGCGTCAGGCAAGTCTTGAGGCGTGATGCCTGACTGACGAAAGCCGTTTCAAGTCGCCCGTGGTGACCTCGCTTGTCGCTATACATTTGTGCAATCAGTTGGTCGGAAGTGGAGGCCTCTGCCATGTCCAGCAAGTCCTGGGCGCCACGCTTTTGTCGGTGCGAAACCATCAGTCCTAGCGGCACCGATACCCCTACCGCAACTATTGTCGCCATGGGAGTGCTGAGGAATAGACCTCCCAACGTACCCACTAAGCCCATCGTCAAAAACGGCAGCCAGTCCAGCAGGGCGGGTTGCCACTTATGACTGCCGGGGATGGCGGACTTGCCCAGGCTAATTCGTTTGTAGAGCGCTTCGGCGCGGCGGATCTGCTCGATGCCTGGCTTTACTCTGACCGATTCATAACCAACAATCTGGCTGCCTTCAAAAATGGGCGTGACGTAGGCGTTGACCCAGTAGTGATCACCATTCCTGGAGCGATTCTTGACGATACCCATCCAGGGCTTGCCTTGCTTGAGGGCGGCCCACATGTGCGCAAAAATTGCGGAGGGCACATCCGGGTGACGAACGATGTTTTGAGGGGCGCCTATCAGATCAGCTTTGTTGAAGCCGCTGATTTCCACGAAGGCATCATTGCAATAAGTAATGACGCCTCGCGAATCCGTGGTCGAGATGAGTTTCTGTTGAGGTCCAAGGCTGACCTCACGCTGTGTAACGGGTTGATTATTTCTCAT